GCCTGTCTGAGTATCTGACCAACAGACAACAACAGCTTTGTCGTTCTTTTCTTTTGGCTTTGCAACTTTGACTGCTCGCTTTGCCTGGGCATAAAGCGTTGGCAAGTCAATGTCTGCCTCTGTCTTGTTGCGGAAGTTGAACCGCCAGCTAACCAGCCAGTCCCCACCCTCTCGCTGTTGCCAGCGTGAAGTTCTAACAGGACCATAGATCTCTACTCTCTCAGGGTCAAAGCCTTGGTCTATTAGAAACTGGGTGAAGTCTGGCTGGTCGCCGGTTGTTGGTGGGGTTGTGGCTTGACCGCTTGAGCCATCAAACTCCACCGCTGGTCGCCAATCCTTCGGGGCCGTAATCCTTGGGGTTGGCTCTAAGTTTTCAAGCATTGCAGGTGCACCTTTTCGCTCGGTGTTTTCTCAAAGGTGATTCGCTGATTAGCAAACCCCTCTTTGTAAGTGCCTCTGCCAAGGTTAGCGTTGGCCAATCTGGATTGTTTATTGCCTGTTTCAGTATCTCTTGGTCTTTAGGTTCTAGTGATTCCATTAGAGTCCTAACCTTACAAGCACCAATCTTGGCTGGTGGTGTTAGCCCTTCAAGCATTTCTGCCCCCTTAGTGTCTGCCTCGTGAGATGTAAGCCTTGACAAGTCTGCCGATAAAGAAGTGAAGCCTGTACCTGTAATAGCGTAGCTGAAAGGCCCAGTTAGTCCTCGCTCTTATCCCTCTGTGTTTCCCCATTGTCCCTCACCGCCTCGATGATTTCGACAATGCGTTCTAGTGTGTCTAAGTCGGCTGTCATGCTCAGGACTGCATCCTCGTGGATTTCGGAGATTACCTGCTCGGTAAAGAACTCCAAGGTGTCATGGTGTGAATCTCTGTATCCGGCAGCGTAGCCCTTGTACCAGATGTCAACACTTCTGCGTTTTAGGGCTTTTCGCTCGTAAGATCTAAACACTTCCACCTCTCCTCAATCTCGTTGACTATCTTGGCAAGTTCGGCAAGCTGGATGCTCAGAAGATCTAACCTCAGCTCTAGCTCCTCGATGCTTAGTCCCATTTGGCACCTGCCAAGTTAGCTCTCATGTCTGACTTGTATCTGCCTTCTATCTCGGCAGCAATATCCTCGGCTGTTGCCTCTGGGTGATAGGCGATGTATTCCAAGATGGCCTCACGCTCGTAGCGTTTGCCGTTATTGAAACCTGATGTGTATTCGGTGTCAGTCATGGATCTTGTTTTCTATCCTGGCGATTACATAGTCAAGGGCATTGAGCCATTCCTCACAGCCATGACAGGTGCAGAGTGTCTGGTCTTTTGTTTCTGCCAGCAACCTAATGATGTGCTGACGCTCGTGTCTGATGCCAGAGTTAAAGGCTCGGACTGAGCTGGTTGCAATGATGTCTTGTAGCTCGCTCACTTGGTTCCTTTCTCAATTAGTTGAATCAAAAGCACACTAGGCACCTTGTCAATGTTCCTAGCGTGATGCTCAGAAACTACCTCTTTGATTAGTTTGATAATGCGTTCACGCTCTCTTGTAGTGCCGTTGGCATAGGCCTGAGCAACTGCCTCTTGTCTTTTCTGCGTTTCTGTTTTGGGTCTGGTAACTTTAGGCATCTCAGCTCTGTTGGCTTTAGCCCAGTCAAACTTGGTCATGCTTCTACCTTTGGCCTTCTGTCAATGGTTGCTAGGTAGCCCATGATCATGTGACCGGTTGCGATGTCAAGTGTGCGGTCAATCTGCATCGCCTGGATAAGCGATTCAACTGCCTTCTGCTCATCTCTCCTGCCCTTGATGTAGGCAGCGAGCTTATCTGCTGGAATCTGAGAAACTGCTATTTGTATCAACTGGCACTCCTTCGATTAGGTCAATGATGATTGTGATTGCTTTGGTTGGCTGAGGATAGGCAGCCTTGATGAGTCTTAGGACTTCATCCTTCATAAGTTTTCGGCCCATGTAGATGCCGTCAGACTTAGCCACACCAAAGTTGTATTGGTTCGGGTTGTAGTCCATGACTGCAAACTCGATTGGTTCAGGGTTATAGTTGGCCATTTTCTCTCTGTTCTATGTAGGTGTCGGCGATGTGTTGTAGCAGGGTAAGTCGAGCAAGTTGTTTCTGGATGTGGTACTTGTCTGTTTCAGGGTTGCCCCCTTTAGCCTCGTACTCAGCGTTTGTCCAGAGCCTTGCTTCCTCTATGACTTGTGCGAGATGTTTCTTATTCATCTGGCACCTTTGCGAGTGAACCAAAGTGCGATGACTAGGAAGTGAATTGCGATTAGGACTGCACCGGCGTAGTAGCCAATGGTGACGCTGTATTCCTGTATGGCAAGTGTCATGCCAAAGGATAGAAACACGCTGACTGTAAGTAGCCAACCTTTCATTTGAATCTCCTAACTGGCCCCCCTTGGGCCATGTCTAAACTCTATACCTGTTTTTTGAGTTTTTTGGGAGATTTTTGTGTTTTTTTGCCTTTTTCGGCGTGTCGTTATTCTAGGCTTTTGACAGTGATTGTGGCCCCTGGCTCGATGCCTTGGGCGTAGAGCTTTCGGGCTGAGATGCGAGTGATCCTGCTGTCATCGGTATAGACCCCTGCAATGGCTAGGGCATCGCCTACTGACCGGACCAGCTTGTCTAGGTCTGGGGCTACTGAGGGTGATGAGCGTGTCGCTGATGCTGGCTTTGCCATGTAGAAGTTGACTGCCAGCTCGCAGGGGCCGTCTATCGGCTCCCAGTCTGAGGGCAAGGTCGCAATGACCTCGTTGACTATGGCAGTTCGCCAAGCCTTGTGTTTCTTGCTGTTGACCTGGACTATTCGCCCTTGCATTATGGCGTGTGAGCCTTGGCTGGCAGGATCGCCGGTGATGCTAAAGCTTACCTCTGCCATGTAGTTCCCATGCTCCCATTATGGCAGCGATGGCGTAGATAAGACCGAAGGCTAGTCCCAGACCACCAAGAACGCTAGTGGTGTTGAGCGATAGGTTAAGGAGCACCCCAGCGGTTAGTGCTGGGACTAGCCATCGGAGATTTCTCAAAAGGGGCTTGGCTCGTGGGTTGGCTCAAACAACGACTTGACTACCTGAGCTGGGTCGGCTGGGGTGATGTAAGGGTTGTTGATGCTCACCTTGATTGACTGCTTGGCTTCGCCCTCTTTGTTAGTCCAGTTGTCAATCTCTGAGCTGTAAAGCCCTTCAACCTGCAACTCGTCACCGATGTCAAAGGTGGTTGGTGTCTTTAGCCATACTGTGTATCGCTTGTTGATTGTTTCGCCAGCCTTGGTTGTGTAAGCCTCGGTCAGCTCGATGCCCTTGCCTTCGTAGAATACTCGGCTTATGGTGCCTTTTACTTTGATACTTGCCATCTCTTTTCCTTATCTCTTGTTTTTTTACTCTAGTGGTCACCTAAGACATGATTGGGGTTGGTGCAGTCGGTGTGGCCACAGGATCTAATGCCAGGCAGGACAGGCTGGCCATCAAAGATTGGCACAGTAAGGGTTGCCTTGTCAAACTCACCCTGCCAAGGGATGCACTTCTCAGAGCCGTACTTGATGACCAAGGCTCGGTGCATCCGGCAGGACTGGCACTTGAGGTCTTTCCTCTTTCGCTTATGGGTGTTGACCTTCCAGGTAGCACCGCATCGGCAACACAGTGCCACATTGTCATCCACGCCATAATCTTAGCCTTCGACAACTCTGGACAGGTGACCCTCGAACTTGAGTCCTACTTCGCCTAAGCCACCTTGTCGGTTCTTTGCAACCTTCATTATCATCCAGCTCTTTTGCCACTCAAACTGATCCTCAGCTATTGACTCTCGGTGCAGCAGAATCACTGCATCTGCATCTTGCTCGATGCCACCTGAATCTCTGAGGTCGGCTAGGTCGGGCTTGGAGTCTTTGCGTTGCTCTGGTCCTCGGTTGAGCTGGGCTAGTGCGATGACCGGCACTTCGAGATCGCGAGCAAGGTTCTTTAGCCCGATGGAGATGTCGGTAATCATCTCGTATCTCTTTCGGCCCTTTTCTGTGTCCTGAATCAAGCCAAGGTAGTCAACAACGATTGCTCGGAGCTGGCCGTTAGCTTTGACTCCGTTTGCCATCGCCCTAATCTGCAAAAGGTTCTGTCCTGACTTGTCATGGATGGCGAGCTGGTGGCTTGTTATCTTTTCCTTAGCTCTTGCAATCTTGTCCCAGTCAACATCTTTTAGTGTGCCCTTCTCAATGTTGCCAATGTAGACCTCGGCTTCCATCGAGATGATTCTGTTATACAACTCTGACTTGCCCATCTCAAGGCTGTGAAAGCTGACTGGTCCTTGCTTTGCTAGTTCCCAAGCAATCTGCAAGCCAACTATGGTCTTACCAATACCTGGTCGGGCACCGATGATGTAAAGGGCACCTGGTCGGAATCCCCCAAGAATGTCGTTGAGGTCTTTCCAAGGGCTGAGTGGATAATTCTTTGGCTTGTCTATTTCGTCAAGGTAAGGGATGAGTTCATCGCTTACATAGCTCGGTCTGCTCGCTGTGTTGCGATCACTAAGGTTGTCAATTTCCTTCTTGGCTTGATCTATAACTGTTGCCAAGTCCTCGTGCTGGGCTTTCATGTTTATGACTTGACCGGCATGAGCAAGCTTTCGCCTGGTGACTTCCTCGATGATTCGCTCGGCGTAGTAGCTGACAGATGCAGCAGTTGGGGTTGCTGTGATGCAATCGTGCAGGTAGCTGGCAAGCTTAGGCAGCATTGCCCCTACTGTGATGACATCTATCGGCTGGCGAGCTTGCTTCATCTCAAGCATTGTTGTGTAGATTTTCTCGTGTCCGAGATCGTCAAAGTCCTTGCCTGTGAGCGTTAGGTCATCGAGTGCCTTGCCGTTGGTCAGCAGGACAGAGCCGATAACTAACTGCTCGAACTCACTCACTTGATTCTGCCAAAGATAGGTTTGCTTGCCGGTGCAGGTTTATCGTTCTCCACTGCTTCGTAGAGTCCTTTGTTGAGCCAGGATGCTGGGTAGGGAATGTAGGTCATGTCGGGTAGCTTACTTTCCGAATAAGCTTTGGTCAGGCCAATCAACTCATCAGCGGTTTTCTTTTTTATTGCTTTGTTCCAGGCTTTTAGAGCATCAGCTTTAGCTATGCGTTTAGGGTAGATCTCCCAAAACTTATCAAAGCCAGTATCTGTATTCTCTTGTTTATTCTTTATAGGTTGTTGTTCTTTAGTAATAGTGTTCTTTGTGTCCTGTTTACCGTTGACGGTTTTTACCGTATCGGGGTTTTGGAAGGGGTCAGCAGTAGTCCAAACAAAGTCGGCAAAGGTTCCGTCATCGTTGTGTTCTTGCTTACCTGATCTAGTTAAGTAGCCATAGAGTTCAAGCTCTTTGACTGCCGATTTGATTGTGTCCACTCCGGTCTTGTTGAACCTTGCCAAGCTGCTAACGCTCATGTTCCAACCAGGTCGGTGGCTCATTAGTTGCGTTAGTAGCCCGATGGCTTTTAGAGTCAATCGAGAATCCCTTACCCAGTCATTAGGTATCTGGGTGAAGTGGTCATCAAAAGTGTGGTGCCCTCGAATTAGAGGCATGAAGCTTCTGCTCTCTCAGCCATCAGCATCATTACTGTTGGGCTTACGACTCTGTTATCGTAGCCCTCTTTGACCAGCATTACCCAATCGCCAGGGGTCAAGCCCATAGCTCGGTAATCCATCTCTGCCATAAAGATGTTGCCGCCGTACATTGCCAGTACCTCGGCGAGTGTTTTGTTCTCCCAGTTAAACATAAAATGTGCCTTTCTCTAATGAGTTGGCACACTATAATTGCTAGGGATGCCAACAGTACAGGTGTTGGTATCGGCCCTTCTGAGTTATCTCAGGGGGGCCTTTTTATTTAGTTATGTTTTTACCTTAGCACCCTAAAAGTATTCGATGTCGTTATTTGGCACTGGTGTCCTGTTGAAGTCGTTATCTAACAGCCACCAGCCGTCACCCATGTAAGCAGGGGTAAACTCAGGTACCTGGTGTCGCTCTAGCTTCCAGCCAAACAACCTGCCCATCTCGGCAAACCTAGCGTTGGACTCAAGCATAAAGTTGGCAGCACTGCAAAGCACAATGATGTTGCTAGGTCTGTCTAAGGCTCTACTCCCACCCATCCCTCTGTTGGCTCGATGCTGTGGGATAAGCGTGTCATCGGTAGTGCCACAGTGCGAGCAACACTTGTCACGATCTAGAAACTTCTGAAAGCTTTTCTTATTCATCATCGCCCCAAGGGTCGTACTCTTTAGCAGGGATGTCTAGCCCTGTGCCTTTGTAGTCTGCACTAAAGCCGATGGTGCTTGTGGTTTCGATGTCACGCATCTCATCTGCACTCTCCTGGCAAGTGTGTTTCCTTCGCCATTCTCTGACTAGCACAATGGGATTAGGCTCGTCAGTCTTGAACTTAGCCCCACAGCTACAGGTTTCGGCAATCACCCAAGTAGGCTACCAGCTAGGCGTGTTTCCACTGTATTTCGACATTTTTGCTGATAACTGCCATCATTGTGGCTTGATCTGACAGGGTTTTTAGCTTGGTTCGCACCCTGTTGTATTCAGCTTTGGCTAGGTCAGCCTTTAGCTTTTCCTCTACTGCTTGCAACTTAGCCACAGCTTGCCGGTCTGCAACAGTCCCAGCGTTGTTTAGGAAGGCTAAAGACACTGCCTTGTCATAAGCAGCATC